GTCATAACCCTATCTATTCTACCTGATGATTCAGGAGCTTGATCTGAAATCATAGGGGCAAAAGATAATATAGTACCAGTCATACGCACAGACATAGGAACAACTCCCCCATCTTCATCGTCAACATAGTTAAAATAAGGAGCAGAGCTTTTTTTATTTAAATAAATTTTATCTTTTGATACGTAAGTTACTGTTGTATTTTCTGTAAGAAGGGCAAAACCAGATTGATTTGCTAAACTGCGGCACAGCTGCCAATCACTTTGACCTGATTGAGAAATTTGAGCGCGTATTCTAGGATCTCTTTGAACAACGGCTGCCATACTATGTTTCTTTGCAATCTTAGAAACAACCTGATCAGATGTTACATTTTTATACACTTTTTGATCGGTGTTTTTTAATACCCAAGAAGCACCTACACACACAATGTCGGTATTACCGCCAGATATACTAAGGTCTTGACTTATATGGTGAATGTATCCGTACCAAGTAGACTTAAGTTTACCTGATCTATAGATAAAAATAATTGGGTCGCCTGATAATAAACTTTGTTTTTTACTTGAAGGTTTACCTTTGTAGTGTAGCACTAAACGATTGTGTTCGTTTGGGGCTTGATAGAGTTCAGCACCAATTAAAAGAAGTTCCATATCAGAAGCTTTTGGGAAAGAAGCTTCAAAAGAAGAATCAAAAGCATCAGAGCTCCAGGTAATTGGTCCTTGTATTGAATCGTTAATTGCCATATGGAACCCTTAATATAGTCCCTTCAGTGATCTCAAAAGGATCAAAAATTTCAGGGTTAATCTCCATAATTTCCCACCAGTATTTTACGCCTACTCCAAATACCTCAGACAAACTAGAAAGACTATCTCCAGTTTTCCAAGTGTAATTAATATAACTGATGTTTTTATTGTTTGGAAAGTTTCTAAAAACAGAAATAATATACTCACCTGTATATTTATCTACAGTTTGAGTTAAAGAACCATCGTAATATCTAGATACTCTTTCTATCATTATGTACCTGGTTTCGTAGGAGTGGTAGGATCTGGTTGAGCTGTTATATACTTTGTAGTTAAACCCTTATAACTAATCTTTTCTCCGTAAATATTTGCTTTATTGAAAAGAGCAGGGTAACGTTGGAAGTTAATATCTACTATGCTAAGCATAGGAACCATGTTTAAATCAAACATTATGTGGTTTACAGAAAACCCTGATACAGACCCAAAAAACCTTAAATTTTCACTTAAAGCTAACCAACAAGGAACTCCGGTAGTATATCCAAAATCTGAGGTAACACCATCGTAGTTTAATAAACTAGATTGTGTTAAAGGATCCCCATTTACTACACGATAAAGATATTCAATATCGTACTCAGTACCTCGGTTTAAAATACCTTGAATTTCTGAAGCCGCTAGTTCTCGTCCATACACACTAGTTTGATTAATTTTAGGGTTTGTCATACGCAAATACTTTAGGTCTGGAATTCTATTTAAGTAGAGTTGAATAGTAACGTTTTGGTTTCCGGCTAATAATACAGCAGGATCTTTTGACCCTAATGTCCAATCTACAGAGTTACTAGCTGAAGTGCTATATGAAAAACTTTGAGGGTTATACGTAAACCTAAATCCCCAACGATGGCTTTTAGTATACGTTCCAACACTATCTTTTAGCTTATCTGGATTTGTATTTAACGCTTTAGCGCCATCAACAGTTTGAATAAGGTACCCACGTCTATTTTGTTTAAACCCATTTTTAATATCTTCGCTATCAGCAAATGCGGCCAAAGGTTCAATAAATTTATCACTGTTTGAATAGTTAACTTCTTCACCAAAAGATCGAGACCTAGCATCTCTGTGTACTGGGGGGTTCCAAAGAAGAGCACCAGATTTTAAATTTTCAGTAGTGTCTGTAACTGTTGGTTCAGGATCAGATGCACCGCCGCAACCAGCATTTGATTTAGCGCGGGTCATTGCAGAAGTTATTCTTTTTTCCCAAGCAGTTCTTTTTGCTTTGGTAGAAAGATCACCTGAACCGCCAGATCTTGGACTTCCACTTGATTTACATTCTTCACCATTTTCTTGACAAGTCCATAATTCATTGTAATTACCAGAACCAAAATGTAATCTAAAATTCCATAGTTTTGGTTTAGAGCACTCATCGTATGCATAGTCACTCATTATAGTAATAGTATTAGTAGCCACAGTAGTATTAATTTGCTTCATAGGAGTAATACCCGTTTTTGCTTTAACAGCCGCTTGAACAGCTTCTAGTGGAAAAGTTGGGTCTGTTTGAACAGTTGACCAAGTAATACTAGGTTTTTCGTTATTAGTTGTTCGCCAATTTATATTTGTAATTTGAGAAGGATTAGGACTAGCGTTACTTTTCCATTGAATATTAATTGTTGGTTGTGCGTATACTTGGCCAGTTGTAGTACCGGCTTTACGGCTAACACTAAAGTAATAATTACCACCTGAACTAGGGACTACTTTTCCTTTATTAATAAAGGCGTCTTGTGCTGAGGAAGCACCTGTAGAGTAGTCAATGTCTACATCAAAACCGGCAGGATTAGCAGGCATAGATGGGTTTTGAGCCACTATGCTGCCAGGCAAAGGAGATGTATTTTTCCAGGTAGTAAAGTTAGACTGTGTGGTTTTATAAATATTAATAATGTAGTACACAACATATTTAGTATTTGTAAAATGATTAGTTTTAGTAATGCGTTCTTTACTTACTAAATAACTTGGGACAAGGTTTGAACTGCCACCATCTTGATAGCGACGAACGTCTGCATAGTAATAATCAGCCATTATAAGGACCTTCCAATCGCATCAAGAACGTTACTTTCTGTAAGTTTTTTACCAATTAATCTTACCAAATGATCTGCTTCTTTTACGCTACTCTGAGAAATATACACCTTCATTTGTAAGTTAATAACTACAGATTTAGCATGACTTGAAGAATTTGCTACGCCAACATTCATTCCTGCTGTAGGGCCACCAAGGTCCTCATTAAAGCTTGCAGATGAGAATGAAGTACTTAAACTAGGGCTTGAAACAGAGGTTAATTTTTTACCTTTAGCGTGCGTCTTAGAAGTAGACTTAGCATTAGTCATCCAGTTAGTGGATAACTGTGGGCCAGCACCAGCGGGAGCGCTCCCATTAATTGGAGACGCAGGAGAGCCACTTAGATACGGTGCAGGGTTTACCTTAACACCTTTTTCATTAAGGATTTCAAAGTGAAGGTGTGGACCAGTAGAGTTACCTGCACCAGGAGATCCAGCTTTACCGCCAGATCGACCAACAATTTGTCCAGGACCAACTTTCTGTCCTCTAGAAACACTAACTTGAGATAGATGACCATAACGAGAGGCTGTTCCATCTTCATGTTTTACTTCAACCCAGTTACCATAACCGTTAGCATCATTGCCAATAGTACTAATAACACCATCTGTAACAGCAGTCAAAGGACTACCAACTGGAGTTCCAAAATCTATACCTTTATGGTTAGAAGAAATTTGTGGGTTCTTAGAGTTATCTCTTGGGCCAAAAGGAGAAGTGATTGGTGTGGCTCTTGGAACAGGGCTGGCATAAGAAGTAGGAGTACTTGCCGCTCCACCTATCCCAAAATTACCATGATCATTAGGACCACCAGAACCAAAGAATCCGCCAAGACCTCCAGCAATAGTTCCAACTACTGCACCAATACCAGTACCTAGTACAGGAACTACTGATCCAATACCTGCACCAATTGCTGCACCGGTACCCATACCCGCAAGCGTACTTCCAACACGAGTTTTTGTTTTAGAAATTCCCATCTTGTTTCCAAGTGCTTTGCCTCCCTTGCCCACACCATAACCTACAGCACCTGCGCCTAAACCAGCTATAGCACCAGCTCCAACAGCAGCAGCACCAGCACCCATGGGGCCAAGCAATGGTGCAACACCTCCAGCACCTTTAACAAGGTTAAGTGCTGCCATTGCAAATTTAAATTGTAGAAGGGCTGTAATAACTCCGCCCACTGTACCTACAAATTGAGAAAGAAGTCCACCCATATTTCCCGCATTAGGAAGGGTTTGTAAAATTCCTTTTAAGGTCATTAACCCATCATTAACTGGGCCAAGAACATCTGCCATCTTGCTATAAGCATCATTAAGCGAAGCAGTAGTACGAAGAGATGCGTCGTATCCTCCAACTAAACCTTGTTCAGTAGAGGCAAGTTTTCTATTTTCACTAGAGTTAAATCTAAAATTAGCACGAATAGGAGAACTTTGATCTACTCCCATAAGGTTAAGCATTTTATTTGGGTCTTTACTACCCATTGCAGAACTAAAACTTTTATCACTACCTGCGCTAGCACGTGCAAGGATACCTGATTGAATCATCTGCATTAATTGAGCATCGCCATTAGTAATGGTTTGAATAGTAGCGTAACCCTTACTTCCAGGGTTCATTACAAGCGCGGCTTGTTCTTTTGTAATCTTTCTACCCTGATACAAGAAACGATATACATCGTTAATAATTGTATTAGGTGGTTTTAAATTACCACTGCTATCACGAATTTGAACACCGGCACGAAGAAAACTCATGCCGTTCATTCCAGCCATGCTTGAAGCAGCCATCTCATTGCTCATGCCAGACATGGCACTCATGCCGGCAATTTGACCCATAATACTTTTAGAGCTTACGGAACTAGCTGTGTAACCACCTTGATACATTAAGTTCATTGCAGCCATGGTTGGGCCCATAGCACTTGTTGCTCCGCCACCTACTTGACGGTTAGCTTGCAGAATTGCTCTACGTGAAGACATGCCGCTAAGGCCTGCGTAAGTATCTGCACCCATGCGTTGTGTAACTGCGGCCATAGTATTAGGCGCTGCGGACATATAAGTGCTTGCACCAAATGCAGCTAAACCAATACCCATTCCAACTTTTTCAGCACGGGTAAACTCACCAAGACCTAAACGTCCGGATCCTGGTCTGCCTGATGCAGCTTTTCCTGTAGCAGCTTCGGTTTCTTTAATACCTTTAGACCAGGTATCAACCATTTCGTCTACAAGTTTTTTAGCTTCTTTAAGATACTTAATAAATTCTTT